GGTAGTAAATGTGTAAAAAAGTTATTATAGAAGAACTTCAAACTTATGCTATTAATAAGCATGGTAAATGTTTGGATACTACTTACATAAATAGTTATACTAAAATGTCATGGGAATGTGAGAAGGGTCATCAATGGAAAGCAAGATGGGGTAATATTAAAGGTTCCCAGCAATGGTGTCCTCATTGTAATAGAGAAGCATCTAAAGTAACTATAATTGAACTGCAAGAGTTTGCTAAAAATAAAGAAGGAAAGTTAATCTCTGATAAATATACTAGTAATAAAACTAAAATGCTATGGGAATGTAAAGAAGGGCATCAATGGGAAGCTAGTTGGAATAGTGTATCTTCAGGAAATTGGTGTTGGTATTGTTTTGGGAAAATAAAGTATTCTATACAAGAACTTAAAAAATATGCTATTGATAGAAATGGTAAACTAATATCTACTGAGTATATAAATAACAATACTAAAATGCTGTGGGAATGTAAGGAAGGGCATCAATGGGAAGCTATTTGGAAAGACATAAAAAGCAAAGGATGTTGGTGTCCTGAATGCGTCTCATTTAAAACTGAAAAAATATGTAAGGAGTTATTAGAACAAAAATTAGGTATTAAATTTATAAAGACTAATTTTATATATACTAATAGTAGGTATCAATGGGATGGTTATAATAAAGAAAATAAGATAGCATTTGAATATCATGGTTATCAACATTACATATTTCCTAACTTCTTTCAAAAAACCAAAGAGGCTCACGAAAAAGCTAAGCAAAGAGATATAGATAAAGTGATATATGCTAAGGAAAATAATATAAAACTAATTATAATACCCTATACTGAAGAAAAGAATTTAGAGAATTACATAATTAACCAAATTAAGCTACTTAATATAAGGACTTAAATGACAGCAACTATAAATGTAGTTATTTTGTGTAATAGTCAACCTGAATTAAAAGAAACAAAACAAATACAATTATTAAATCAGTTTATACCAAGACCTCCTAGTTGTGATATAAACGTAATAACTATTTGTACATCTGATTTTACTAGTGATATAACAGAACAAATTGCTGCTGTTGATGCTGATTTAATTGTGAATTATGGGTTAGAGCTTGGTTTATTCTTTAATGAGCTAGAAACTACCTACATAATAAATAATAAACAAATAGCGATTATTACAGACAATCACAGCATCAACTCGCTGTTTTATACTGACAAATTCATGTATAGTAATCTATTTGATATAATAAAGAAAAAAATAGAAGATATAGACTTAGTAAAAAGTAGGCCTAGTAAATTATTTGTAGCAAAAACTGAGGCTGATTTAATCTATTTAAGAGATAGGTGTTTTAAGGAACCGTTTGGAGCTGATACAGAAACAAGCTTCCTAAATGCCTTTATAAAATCTCCGGCTCCTAAATTACTATGTTATTCTCTAGCATGGCTATCTGATGAAGAAGAGGCATGGTGTATCCCTACTTCTGATGCTCTTATAGCATCTGGAAATTGTACATTTACTAAGGAAACTGTATTAAAATATACAGAACAGATATTCTTTGAATCTGAACAGGCCCAGTTCTGGCATAATTTTGCTTATGATGGTCTTGTATTACATGAGTTATTTAATGGTAGAAAACCTAAAAATTTCATGGCTGATACTATGGTGCTTCTTACTTTATATCACCATGCTAATAAATCAGCAGCCCTAAAAGAAAATACACATTTAATTGGATTACCTGCCTATAAAGACCCAATTAAAGATTGGATTAAGGAACAGGCTACAATTTTTTCAAAAAAGAAAAAAGAAACTAAGGGTAAAGCAGCAAAAGAGGCTCTTGGAGATAGAACCTATGGTTTTGAAGACGTTCCGCTAGACATCCTGGCTCCATATGCCTCCATGGATGCGTTAGCAGTTGTAAGGCTTGTAAATTTTCTTAAAAAGAATATGGATAGAACTTTATGGAGTTTCTACTATAAGATTCCACATAAAGTTATTATAACGTCTAATGAATTGGCTTGTGAGGGATATACTATCTCTAGAGATAGATTTTTACAAGCTAAATTAGAGTATGAAAAACAAATTAAAGCTACTTATGCTGATAGTATAACACTTATTGATTCATACATAGATGATAAGGATACTTTTAACATAGCTTCCGGTAAACAATTAGGTAATATATTATTTAATAAAGATAAGTTAAATCTTCCAGTATTTAATAAAACAAAGAAAAAATCTCCATCAACTAATCAAAAAGCTCTTGATGATTTGATTCTGTTTCATCCATTTATTTTTAAGCTGTCCAAACTTAAAAAGCTACTTAAATTATACTCTACTTATTCTTATAGAGGGTATAGTGGTGTGTTGAATGAGGGTTCAAGAAGCTACAAACGTATAGGACATTGGACAATCAATGCCCAATATAGTCAAACTAATAGAACAGCAAGATTAGGCTCTACAAATTTTTCTGGGCATAATGGAGAAAAACATAAGGGAGGACCTATACTAACTCTTCCATCACACGGTTCTATGGTTAAACAATATTTTTGTCCAAATAATGTAGCAGAGCAGGAAAATATACTTTATGACAAAATTGTGGCAAAATTGTCAGATGCTGATAAATTAAAAATTAGCCAGGCTTTAACTTTTGATATCTCATTAACTATTAAACCATCTAAAAGTAAGAAAAAAACTAAAGAAGTTGGTGTGAATGAAGACAGTGATGAAGATGATTCAGACAGTTAATAAACAAAGTAATAAGTATTCAAATATACAGTATAATTTTATAGCTAATTCTTTTATTCCTGAAAGTGGATATTTAAATCATTTATTATTAAAATATAGTGCCTCTATTACAGCATCTTTATTGATAAAAGAAAAATTATTAAATGATTATAGATATGCTTCTGTTATGTTAGTATATAAGCAAGTAAAAAGTAAAGCCTCAAGAAAAAAAGCACCTGAGAATATGCTGTTTAGAGAAAATCTTAATAATGATATATTAGATTACTTAAAAGTGGCAGAAACTACACCCTTTACAGAGACTAAAATACTATTATTAAATGATACAGTATTAGATAAATCAGTAGGGGATAGTGGCTTACAGTGTTTATTTGTTTTTGAAAAGCATGATGGTTCTCATGAATTTGTATTAAGCCCTGGTGCTGGTATTAGGGCACTAACTAATATGATTGGTATGGGAATTTTTGAATGTGAAAACGTAGATGAAGTATTAGACAGTCTTATTATGGAGTTATCTGATTTATGTCTTACTCACATAATACCTCCTTCTGGTATTACTTTAACTTCCAAATTAACAGAAGACATTAAAAGATATTTAGAATTTTATTTATATGGAAAATAAAGCATTAATAACAAACTAACTTCAAAGGAGATAATACAATGAAATATCAAATTGGTGCCATTATTAAGGACCCAGACAATTATACTACATGGGAAGTAATTAAAGCCGAAATGAGACCAGACAAGGAACTTTACACAGTAAAACACATAATTAATGGTGTAATATCTAGTATGGGAGTTGAGTTTGATGGAACTGATAGGTGGATAGAATATTATATTAAGATGTAAGAGAAAAGTAATGGCAAAAGAACCTAATTGGTCAAAAGAAGACAATTTATTATTAAAAGAACATTATGAATTAGATACAGAAGAGAATCTTCAAAGGTTATTTCCTACAAGAACCTGGGTAGGAATTAAAGAACATGCGAAAAGCAAATTTAAAATAAAAAGATTAGTATCCAATAGAGTAAGAGTTGGAAATACTGCTACTTTATTGGAAGAAACATTGGAGGCTTATTATTGGATGGGCTTCTTATTAGCTGATGGCACATTTGATAAGAATGGAAGGCTATCTTTAACTTTATCCGAAAAAGATAAAGACCAAGCATATAAATTTGCCTCCTTTATAGAAATGAAAAAAGAAAATGTAAGAGCATATACAAGAAAAACTAATTATAGCAGTTCTTCTACCCATTATCAAGTATCAAGTATGGTAGGATATTATGGTCAACAAATAAGAGAGAAATTTGATTTAAAGTTGAATAAAACGGAAAATCCTCCAGACCTAAGTAAGATACTTAACAATACAACCAAAGATAATTTTTTAGCTTTAATAATTGGCTTTATTGATGGAGATGGGTCAATAATTTATTCCAATAAAAAAGTAAATACAAATATAAAAATAGAAATACACTCCTCATGGTTACTGAATTTATCCCTAATAGAAAAAGTTATTTATTCCTATTTTTTAGAAGTTGGACCTAACTCTTCAAAAATAAATAGAAATGGATATGCTTCACTGTATATATCAAGAACTTCCATAGTTAAAAAATTAAAAGAATTCAGTAAAAATCTACCGAGGTTAGAAAGAAAATGGCAGAAGATAACCTAATTCAAAAGTTAAATAAATTATCATTTAATAGTTTAGATAAGTTAGGAATTGATTGGAGAAGTGTAGTTAGCTCTAATCCAGATTTACAAGCTGATTATACTTCTTTATTAACTCTTAAAAAAGACTGGATTATAATTAACATCGACTATAGTCAACTTGAGGCATATATGCTAGCCTCGTTATCTGGTGATGATAAGCTTATTAAGGCTGTTAATTCTGGACTTGACCTACATAAAGTTAACACTGAAAACTTATATCACCTTAATTATTCTGAAATAGAAACAAATCTTAATAATGCCAAAACACCAGAAGAAACTAGAGTAGCACAAGCTATTATGGAAGATTTTAAAGCTAAACGAAAAGCAACAAAATCCTTTACGTTTAGTATTAGTTATGGAGCTGGTAAAGAAAAAATAAGTATGGATTTAAGAATTCCAGCGCAAGATGCTGATAAACTTCTTAAAAATTTCTATGCCACATATCCAAAAATTAGAGCTTGGCAAGGAAGAACTTTGTTAAAAGCAGTAAAGGAAGGATATTTAGAAACACCTTTTGGAAGAAGAAGAGCCACTCCAAAAATTTATGGAAGACATGAAGCATACAAGGCATTTATTGAAGAAGACTATAAAACTATACAAAAGTTAAAAACTGATAAAGAATATTGGTCATTAAGAGAAGAATTTAAGCAAATTTTGAATACTAACATTCAAAGTAGTGCTACTGACATGTGTAGTTTGGCTGCTTGTAAATTTAAAAACTGGTTAAAGACTTCTGATAAACGGGCTGAGTTATACTTCTGGGTACACGATAGTATTGTATTGGCTTGCCATGTTGATGATTCTGTGGAAGTAATAGAAAAATTACGAGATTTTATGGAAAATCAAGTAAAATATCCTAATGACCCAGTTAATTATAGAACATCATTAGAGGTTGGTTATAATTATGAGTGGGTAACTGAAATTAAACGTGATGATTGGATTAAGACATCAGATAAGAAAGCTTTATTACTTGCTAAATTAGACGAAAGTTTAGATGAGGATTTAAATAAATCTTTCAAAATGATAATTAAAAGTACTCAAAGCGATATGACAAACTTTGAAGCCTATATTAAAACAGTTAAAATGTCTAAGGAAGATTATTTTAATAGCCTTGTTGAGAAGTTAGGTATTGAAGGTATAACAAGTCCAGAAGAGTATATGATTGCGCTTAATAACTGTTCCCCTGAGGAATATGAACAAAGTATGGGATTTGATATAGAAGGAGAAACAGGAGATGAAGAAGTCTAATCCTAAACAATATAAGATATTACATATAGTATCTGGTAATTATTGTATATTAGCACCTCTTGATAGAACTGTTAATTACTTTGTATTAGATTTTGAAGGTACTCATAGACCCTGGATTGACATACAAAAATCAACAGACAAAAAACTTTGGGAATGGTTTTGGAATAATCCTGGAAGTTTGGAATTAGCCTCTTACCTATGTGGTGAATATGAATATGAGACTCGTAGTTCACATTTTATAACTGAACACATGACCAAAGATGAATTTGAATTGGTAGCTATATAATGTTTGAGGAATATGAGTCTGTTATTAAGCAATCAATAACTAATGAAAAAGCAGATAAGTTTTTGTCAAAGAATTACTACAAGATTTTTCATTTATTAAGTAGTGAGATTCTTTATAAAGAGCTACTTGTGCCCCATAATATCTTTAAATTAGATAGCAAGCAATGTTATGAAGGAAGAATTCTTGGAAAACCTATGGGATGGTATTTATCCTGGAAACAGTATTCCTGTCCTTTAGTTCTTCCTTTACATTGCTGTAAGGGGTTTGTTCATACTAATATAGCTAATGGGTCGTTAGGTAAAAGGTATCCAGAATGTACCTTTAATGAATTTGATTATATTCCAGTAAGTAAAGAAGAAGCTATAATAGCCTATGGATTAAATATTCCACTTAGCTACTATAAAAAAATATTAAAAAATGAATAATGTTTATATAGGAGAAAAACTAAATGAAAATTAATTTAAGTAAGGGAAATACTAAACTTGGTAAAATTTTATCTTTTAGTATTTCAGCATTAAAATCCTGTCCTACAAAAACTTCATGGTGCGAAAAACACTGTTATGCTAAAAGACTTGAAAATCAATATCCAAATGTTAAACAAGCATACAATGATAACTTTAATGCTATTACAGATAAAACCTTTACAACAGATATGGTAACTGAAATTAAGAAATATAATAAATCTAATATATTTAGATTACATGTTAGTGGAGATATGCTTAATGTGGCATATATTTATAAATGGATAAGTATTGCTAAACAATTACCTAATATTACATTCTATGGTTATACAAGAGCTTGGGAAGATACTAACTTACTTCCACATCTAGGTATTTTAAATAAGCAACCAAATGTAGTATTATTTGCTAGTACTGATATAACTACAACTAAGAATACACCAAAAACATTTAGAGTTGCCTATGCTGGAGATAATAAACCAACTAATATACAATCAACAACATGTCCTCAACAAACTAATAAAGTTGATACATGTCTTGACTGTAAATTATGTTTTACTAAAAAAGCTAAAACTAATATTTATTTTAGGACACACTAATATGAGAATTTTACATATCCTATCTGGAACTTTGTGTTCTTATGTAATATATTCTAATAATGCTGTAATATCTATTTCAGGCTTTAATCCTCCTTTTATAAATATTACAGAAAAAGAATATGAGCAACTTTGGAATAAAAATTATGTTATAATATTTGGATTAGATGACCAACGACCTAGTGATATAAAAATATATGGTAAATATCCAGATAAATATATAATAAATAAAGGAATTGAAATATTACCAAATGAATTTACTTTAATATAAGGAATCTATGGAGTATAGTGAACAAGATAAAAAATTACGATTGGAATATCTTACTAACAAATTAAAACTCTCTAATAGGGAGCAGGGGGAGAAACAAGAGCTAATTAGATTATTAACTCCTAAGAATACCAAACTGAATAATAAAAAAGACTATAAAAATATAGAACAATATTTTGATGTAGTAGAAAGTAGTGTAAATAAAATATATAATGAAGCTAGACGTTCTGGTTCTAAGGCCATACAACCAGAATTAAGAGATGAATTAAAACAAATAGGTATGGTAAGTCTATTAGAAACATATAATAACTTTGACACATCAAAAGATTGTTCGTTTAGAACATATGCTTGGTATAGAGTTAGAGGAGCCTTATTGGATTATTTACGAAGTCAAGATACTGTATCAAGAAGCACTAGAGCTGCCTTAAAACTAATAAAACATGATGATACTACTAATACCTTTAGCTCTGATGTATTAACTCAGAAACAAGTTGATATAGCAGTAAAAAAAAGTACAATAGTTAGTCAATTTTCAATGTTAAATGAAGATTCCTCTGTGGCAACTATAGCAGATTTTGAAGATACTACAGATAGATATCTAAATATAGAGGATAAAGAAACATTAAAAAGTCTATTAAAGGCATGTCCATTAACTGAAAGAGAAAAAGCTATAATTGATGGACACTATTTCAAAGACAAAAGATTATATGATATAGGAAGAGAATTAGGGATTACAGAGAGCAGAATAAGTCAATTACATAAAGAAACATTAAATAAGCTGGCCAAATATGTCTAAAATGGATGAAATAAATAAAAGAATATTAGAAAATACAAATGAGCACTTACTTCTACATCCTGATATTAAAGCTATTCTAAAATCAATTGAAGGTTTAGAGACTTTAAAAACTCAATTACAAGAAACAAGAGATAATTCAGCTAATATAATAGATTTAGAAGCTTCAATTGATATAATAGAGATGCTAGTAGACATAGAAACTTCAATAAAAGAATTAGAACAGCAAATATTTATAGAGAATAAGAAATAAAATGGATAAAAAAGAAAGCATATCTCTAGATAAATATTATACAAAATCTGAAACTGCTATGTTATGTTATACTAAATTAAAAAATTACATTACTTCACAAAATATTAAACTTAATAATATTATTTTTATAGAGCCTTCTGCTGGAAATGGCAAATTTTTAGAGGTCATACAAGAAACTAAAATAGGATTAGATTTATTTCCAGAGCATTCTGACATAGTTAAAGCAAATTTTTTATCTGGAGACATATTAAAGTTTTATAAACAAAGAAAGTGTAATTATATTTTTATAGGTAATCCTCCTTTCGGATATAAGGGTAGACTAGCTATTGATTTTATAAATATGTCACTTAAATGTAGCGAAATTGTTGGATTTATATTGCCTATTCAATTTAGAAAGTGGTCAGCACAATCAAAAATTAATAAGCAAGCAAAATTAGTATTTGATATGCTACTTCCTATTAATTCCTTTACTTTATCCAATAAAGAGTATAATTTACGATGTTGTTTTCAAATATGGACTTTAAATAATGACACAACAAATCTTCGACTTTTAGAAAAACCAAGGACGTGGCATTCTGATTTTAAGTTGTATCAATACAATAGAACACCAGAAGCAGAAAAATATTTTGATATGATTTGGGATTTTGCTGTTCCACGACAAGGCTATTTAGATTATACTTTTAAAGCGTTTTCAAAAGAACAATGTGATAGAAAACAACAATGGATATTCTTTAAAGCAAATAATGATATAGTTTTAGAAAAATTAAAAGCATTAGATTTTGTTAAGTTATCATTAAAAAATAGTGGCATACCAGGATTTGGTAAGGCTGATGTTATAGAGGAGTATACTAAATTATGTTAAAAACCATTGAGGAATTAATCACTATATTAAAAGAAACTAATTTTAGTAGTTCATTAGCAATAGAAACAACTAATACAACAACTAAAAATAATGATAATATTACAGAACTTGCTATAAAACAGATACTATTAGATAATGGCTTACACGAACAACAGAAAACAAATCCAACCATAGATGATTTACAACAAGAATATACTAGACAAACAGGAAAAATATATTATAAACTATCCTCGAAGGAAGGCAAAGCACTGACTGAAATGGAAAAGGCTGAACAGATTAAAAAATTGACTCAAATCAAAACTACATATAAAACACCACTAAAAAATGGATATTTTATGTATCAGCCAAACGGAAGTCAAATGCCTCCTGATTTTGCTGTTAATATAAATGGCTTTCTAGACATAGAAAGCAAAGCGGGTCATTTAACAATGTTTAATAGTGGATTACCTAAAGAAAATACTTTTTATATGTGTGAATTCCTTGATGGTACATCTCATAGAGATTTTGGAAAGAATATATTTGCTGAACCTGCTATGTGCAATTTATTAAAGGAAATCAGAGAAGAATTTGAAGAACATAATGACAATGCTCTAAATAGATTAGAAAATAGTGGAAAATTTTCTAATGAAAAATTAGAAATAATTAAAAAATATAATTTATGTCTATATCCAAGAGCAATGATGAGACCATTTTCAGCTAAAGATAGTATTTGGAATATAACAATCTAATAAAATATGGTTATAAAGTAAAACGAGGAGCCCTAAAAAGCTCCTCTTTTTTTATGCTTTTAAATATTTTTATAAATGGTTTATTATTTTGTTGCCATAAACTTTACAACTATTTTATTTAATAGCGAATAAAAGGTTTGTAACTAACATCTGCTGGACCATTTAATAACTCAGATATTTCATTATTATCTATATTCTTTGAAGGTTCTGACACTGCTGTTCTTTTTAAACAAGCTATGTTATTTTCATCTCTTGTTATAGCAATGTTTCCTGTCATGGGTAATTTATTTAATATGGCTAACTGTGCTTCTGGATTATATATTTTTAATATAGAAAATAATCCCTTAATATCTTTAGAATAATACAGTTTACCTGGCTTTACTTCTCTCACAAAGGCACTTACTGCTTCTCCCATACTAGCACCCTCTTCAATAACTTCCTCGGCCTCTGTGATGATTTCTGGAGCAGTAAAGATATCTTCATATCCGTCACTCTCATCTAAGAATGCTTCTGGAGTAGTGTAAAATGATTTATGTTCTGGGATAATAGCTGTTGGGTCTGTTAAAATATCTAAAGAGTATTCACCCATTGCTTCTTTTTCTTTTTCAAATACATCTTCTAATTGTCTATCTAATACTTTTTCGATATGTTCTGTACTTTCTGATTTTTCTTGTTCATTGGATAAATTTTCTCCACTTTCCTCTAACTCTTCAATAGAGATTCCATATTTATCTTCTAAATCACCTAAAGTTTCTGTTATAGTAACCTCACTTCCAGGTTCAGCTGCTTCAAATACCGGAATTTTAGATATTATTCCTTTTATTGCTTCCTCATCTTCTGAATTCTCTGAAGAAAGCACTTGGTCAGCTTCATTTAGTTCTTTAACCGGATATTCACCCTTCTTAATTAGTATAACTTTATCACTATCCTCATTAAATAGTAATGTAAATGAAAAAGTTTCGTTTTTATCTATCATATTAGTCACTCTTTAGTTATACTTAATTACAGTCTTGAATAGGGACTTCCTTTTGTAAATAATGGAGTCTTTTGGGTATTAGTTGGATTATAGCCTCTAATTTTATTAATTCGTTGTTGAAATGCTGGTGTACCTTCTAATCCAGCAGCAGTATTATCAGCACCTATAGTATTAGTAGCCACAGGGGCCATTGGATTTTCTGGTGTAGATGGAATAGTTGGAGTAGTTGCTGGAACAGTTGGTTTAGTAGCTTGATTTGTAGTTGTAAAGGTATTAACTGGAATATTCGATTGATTTATAGTATTAGGTTGATTTATAGAAGCTTGAACTGCTTGTTGTGGTAGCTCTTGTGCTGTAGAAGCCGTTTGTGCTTGATTTATAGGTGGTTCAAAAGTAGTAGAAGGTATATTAGAAGCATTACTTGTAGGTTGTGGATTTAAAGAATTAGCAGATAATGATGGAGTAGCATTTACAATATCTCCTGGTTTTGCCATAGTAGAAGTATTTGGAGAAACTGTATTTGGAGCATTTTGTAAGGAAGCTTGAGTTCCAGTTGGTTGTAAAGCATTTCTATAAGCAGTTCTAAATGAATTACCAATAGAAGCTGGCTTGATAGTTTGCTGATTAGGAATATTAGAGGCCTTGGAAGTAGCTGCAGGATTTGTTATTGGCTGAGTATTAGTCTCATTTCCACCAACCGTTATTCCTTCTTTGCCTTGAACTGATGTAGCTGTTTGTTCTTTAGTGTCTATTTGTTTTATAGCAGTATCAGCAGTTTGTTCTGCTTCTTGATTTGAAACTGGCTGTGATGCTGCCGCAGATAATTGATTTAGAATATCTGTGGCTTGTTGTTTAATTCCTGCTACTTCTTGGGGACTTACAACAAGATTATTATTTAGTTCTTTTTGTTTTGTATTTATAAGAGCAGATAAATCCTGTAAAGCCTTAGTCATTCCTGCTCTTTGGTCTGAAGCACCTGCTAATTTGACATCTATATTAGTTATTTTATTATTTCGTTGAGCAGCAAATCTCTCAGGGTCCCCATCATTAACTTGAGAAGCAACACTATCTCCTGAGGTCTTGCCTTTGATTATATCCTGTAAAATTTCATAGTGTCCTGGATTTTTTAAATTAAGACTTGGAAACACATAATAATCAGTAGTTCCTGCCCTATTGTTAGAAACTTTAATCATAGGGCTACTTTGAATTACTGCTGAATTAGTTCCTAAAAAATTCTTGGCTTTTCCTACTAAATTCAAGGGGCTTGGAGCTAAAGCAGGTCTTGGGGTAGATATTCCTTTTCTACCACGTAAACCTCTTATATTACCACCAACATCTGCCCAAGATTTTATTTTATCTCCTATAGCAGAAGCTATAGGACCTTCAATTAAAGTTTCTTGCTTTACCTGAACACTATCAAATAATCCTATATGCTTATTACAAAAATCTATAGAATTCTCTTTTGGCATTTTTAAGAATACATCACAAAATTCCACTATATTATATACTTTACTTGAATCAAAAATGTCAAAAGATAAATTTAATCCTTGAGCAGATTCATTTAGAATATCTGATATATTTTTATTATTCATTTAAGACTATGCCCCACCTAAATACTTTTTAACTATAGTTAATGCTATATGATATAAAATAATCCCAACAAATAATAGCCAAAGTTGATTGCTTAAAGTAGTTTTTAATTTAATAAAGAATTTATCTATAGGAGAATATTCAGTACCATCAGATTTTAGTCCTAAATTAAGAAACAAAGAAGAAAATTTAGAATTCATATACTCTTGTTGCTTTTCATTAGACTTTATCATTGCTGTTTGAACTACATCTTTATATTCATTATTAAAAGTAGTTAATAATGTAGATAACTCATCCTGGCTATTTATTAACTTTTCAGTTTGCTCTAATAATTCTCTTACTTTATTATCTACTTCATCTATTGTGTGACCATTGTTTAAATCATTTTCAAGTAAGGAATGTATACTTCTAGCATACTCACTATTACTAGAAAGAACTAAAGATAAAGCATGAAGCAAAGCATCATCTGCTCTGTGTTCCAATAAAGCACTTGTAGAAGTGTCTTTTTTCTTACTTCTCTGATTTTCTGAATCAGTAAATAAATATTCATTGCTGTCCATTACTAATTTCCCCAAGATTAATTAATTATTTATTTGTTTAAGCTTATTATATTTATTTAAACAAATTTTAAGTTTATTGTATTCTGTTTTTAAATCAGTATATGAAGCAATAAATTCTGTAACTATATCCTCGGATAGCCTAGTATCACTTGAAGTTATTAAAGTAAGCATCTCCTCTTCATTTTTTGTATTTAGATTTTCTGATGGTTTTATAATGGTCTTAGGCATAGATTATATTACCTTATCGCTTCCTGCTACGCCTGGAATCATAGCAACATAGCCACTACCACTACCTGAAGGGGAATTTATCACATTAGTTAATGGAATAATAACATTTGTAATAAAATCTTGATAGTCTGACACACTTGAGAAAATTAACGAACCTCCCAACCATTTAAGTGTTATATTTCCTGAATGTGTAGATGTAGCTGTATTATAGCTAACACTTCCAGAACCAGATGAAGTAGAAGACGGGATAAATACATTTTCAGTTTTAGTGATGGTCATAATATATCCTTATATTAACTTGGTTTATTATAAGTATCAAAACCAGCCTGATTTTGATATAATCTAACTTTTATATGATAACGTAAAGGTCTTCCTAGTCTAAAAAGCTCTTTTGATATTCCAAATATTTCAAACATCTGATGTATTTGATTATTAGTTACAACATCTCCTATTATAGGAACTCTTCCTAAGATATGTTCTAATGAGGATATGTTAAACCAAATATCGCCAGTTCTTTCTGCTACTTGTGAGGAGCCTATTATATCTACACCATGAGTAGTAGCTTCTTCTACCTTAAAGTAAGAATATAATTCTATTGGATCTAAAAAGTTTTTAGAGGATAATAAGTCTCTGTAAACAGGGTCAAAATTTTCTTGGAATTGGTTTAATTTATAATATATAGTTTTAACACCAAATAATGAAATTTCTTCTATGTCAGTTGAGTTAATAAAAAGAAAATCAGCCAATCCATTTGGAGTCTGGTCGCTATAATTATAATTACTAGTTCTAAGAGCCATAAACTTAATTCCTATTGTCTTTGTTTTTTACTAAAATCGTCAAAATAATCTTCTATACATTTACTCAAAAAATGTATTCCTGGAGTATAAAAAGAACCAAATTCTAAATCTAAAACATAAGGACTTATATATAACATTCCATCTTCTGTATTATATACTAGGACATCATCTAAGACTCTTATAAAGTCATCATAAATAGCTTTAGCATACTTATTTCGTATTTCTTTGGAGAATTGTATCTTATTCTCAAACATGTACTCTTCAGCAGCACCAAAAAAATTATTAGAAGTTAAAATTTCTGGAACCTCTTTTTTTATTTTTTCCATTAATTTTGGAAATAATTCCTTAGTAAGTTGCTTAGATAGTTCAGATAGTTTTTTTGGATCCTGTGGTTCTATCACTATCTCCATATAAAAACCATCTTCTTTTTTATTAGCTTTTGGTACAATAATTTGCTCTCTCATACAACTTAACTCTTAAATAAAAAGCCTGAAATTAATCGGGCTCTTTTATCTACTTTAGATCTATTTTAAAAAATTAAATAGTACCTTCCAAGGCAACCTCAATAGAATAGACTACACCAATACTAGGAAATACTTTACTAATACGCTCCTTAAGCTGAGCAACTTTAGCACTATCTACATTAATAGGTTCATCACCCGACTTAGAAATTTGGTCACTTAATCGTGCCCAGTTAAGCTTATCAGCATAACTTATCTGTGAGTCATCTGGAAGAACTGCCTTAATAGAAAGCTTAGAAATTTCCTTCAGCGTAAGAGCAGAAGAAGTAGCATCTAATTTAAGCTCTCCACCATCTGGATCCTTAAGAACCTGAGAAAAATTTACTAGCATGAAACTCCTTTTAAACAAAACCAATTTAGGTTGTTTAGCTTTTTTCCTATTTATTAATCTACCACTCATATTATAAGTATCGGTAAATGATAAAAAACTTTAATATTTTTTGTAATTTAATATATCATATTTTAATAAGGGCTTGTACCACTTAATGGCCATAATTGACCATAAGTTGGACGTAAGACAACTGCTGTATAAACTGCTGGAAATGTATTTATTACCATAAACATATCTAATGTTTTTACAGATTTTATTATAACCTTATTTTGTATAAAAGTTATACCAATATAAGGAACTGGAATAGCAAATTTCTCACCAAGAGGATTATTAAAAACTGGTGAAGAGACCATAAACATATTAGAAAGCCTAACAGAATGTCTGATAGTAAAAGAAATAGGCAGGCTTTTATAGAAACCACTATTATTTAATCCTGTAGGTGCTAATATTGTTTTTACAGGTGCTGACATAAATTATAATCCTTTTATTTTAGCTAATAGTTTCTAAATACATATAAATATAACTTACTATATTAAATATTAAATTAACTAGGCGTAATATACCCGCCAAACAACAACCCCTGAACTATAAAACAATACCATCCTGCTATATATAACGTAGTTCCAGCTATTGGAGTAATTGGTGAAGTGGCATAATTTCCTCTAACACATCCAGCAAAAGTAGTTGATGTTGTACTAGAATAACTTATTATTTCTCCATCTAAAACAAGCCATCCAGAAGTTGGAAATCCTGAAGTAGAAGCAACTGTTAAGGTAGTATCTGTTTTTAATCCTGTACTAGAAATAGTAGTAGTAAAGTCATTACATGGTGAAATTAATAACTGCTCATTAGTTGGCGCAATTCCTGTAAATTTATACCAATCTAAATTATAGTAATTTGGACCAATTATTCGAGCCGGCAGCGCGGAATATGATGACAAGTTACTATATACATATCCCGGTATAGTAATACAGCTTAATCTATGAATAGAAAAAAAAGTACCTGAATCAGCTCCATTAAATAGCCCTTCTCCATTCATCTGACTATAATAAGTTGCAGTACAACTATTATTAGGAAAAGCAATATTAAGCGTATTAATATTAGATGGGGAATCTTGTAGTTCTGCTGCAATACTAAAATGGGTAAAAGCAGATAAATTAGGGCTGTCCGCCCCATAAGTATCCACTGCAGTTTGAGTAAAAGTGTTGCTAGGCACTACCCAAAAATGAGAAGGGGATCCATATCCACTAGTATTAGCAACAACATCGTCGTAACCAACTAACAACTCAACTATTGTGCAGGGTAATCCATAGGCTGCTAAGTCAGATACTGGAATTTGGGATATAGCAGAAACATTATCTCCATAACAAGCATGTATTGGCATAGTATATGCAGTATTTGTTTTAGAGGCAATTGCTATACCTCTTGAACAAATTTGTAAATAGTAAATCCAACCATTAATAACATCAGTAGTTATAGAAGTTCCAAAAGAAAAACTACTTCCCTGTACTAAAGGAGTAGTATATACAGAGGTTGATGGGCTATTACTTATATTAGAAGAAGTTATAGCTACATTCATTGCTGGAGTAACCTGTGTAGCAAGAATACAAGCGCCAGCGCTCTCTAATGCAGTTGGCCAATACCAATTCCATGCCAAGAAATTAGCATTAGTGCTAGTCTTACATGCCTCATACAAACCCCTAGCATTTTTAATAGCTGTATTACTAGTAGAACCTACAAAAGATACTGTATTACTATTAATGGTAATACTTAAAGTTACGGCTCCTGCTGTTGGACTATTAAATATATATAGTTCAGGTAATGGTAGTAATAACTCCTGAACTGATCGTAAAAGAATAGAAGTTCCAGCACTTGGAAATAACCACCGTAAAACGTCTCTGGAATAACTATTACCTATTGTTTCAGTAGTAGGTGGAATACAGTCAAAAAAGTTTTGTGTGGTAAGCCAATTGCCATTTATGTCTTCTAAAGTCCAACCTGCAACATAGCAGGTAGTTCCAGAGACTACAGCAGTGATATTTATTCTCCAATAAGTTTGTGAAGTAGCTCCTGTAATAGCATATTTTCTACGTTCAGCATATTGCCAATTAATTTGTCCAGTAAAGGTTTGAAGAGTAGTCCATGTAGATCCATTTGATGAATAGTCTAGTGTAAAAGTAATAGGAGCATAATTGAGACTACTAGAATTACCTACTTGAACATACATATAAGTTGGTATAAATCCAGCTGTAATATTTGCTCCCACAGAAGCTGGTAAAGTGGCCTGTGTAGCAACAGTGGTAGAAGTCATATCAAAGGCATTACCTGGAGTAGCCATTGTTCCTATAATTGAAGTAGGAATAACAGCTTGACGTACAACCTGCCAAGGGGTTGCGCCAGTAGTTGTTAGCAATGAAGCGAAAGTGGCCTGCATGCTGGAAGAAGTCGCACCACTAGAAATTAAATTACTGGACCATCCCAAAAAAGTACTCATAATATAAAGTCTCTCTATAAATATATTTATTCTAATTTTAATATAGTTGCTGAAACGGTTATAGTGCTTGTAGAATTGCCTAAATTTTGAATTGTCATATAAATATTTTGATTTAGTATAGAATCATTATTAAAACAAATAGGAACTGGACTACAAATCCAAGATAGTTGGGTGCTTGTAAATACAAATTCTGCCATTAATCCAACATTACCTGAAGGAGTTGTAGATGATAACCTAGATAAATCAGAGGTAGCTGTAGCATTAGTTCCATAAAATCTAATTCTTGATGGTGTATTTACAGAGATAGTTAAAATCTGAAAAGTATAACAAGTAGTAGAAACAGTATATATTTGACTAGTATTAATTGCTAATGAACCACTAGTAAAATTAAAAGGCACTGTTCCTAACGAGGCAGAACTAGATTCAGAAATCCAATATACAGTAGTTCCATCAGTGGAAAGAATTTTTCCAGCCTGACCAGTTACACTAGGAAGAGTGGAAATAGGAGACCATAATAAATTAGTTCCATCTGTATATAAGTATTTTCCACTTTGCCCACTTACTGATGGAACTTGATTAGTTAGAGCAGTCCAAGCATAAGAAGAACCAGTGCTTTCCAATACATATCCAGTATTGCCTACAGAAACAGCTGGAACTAATTGAGTTATTTGAGACCACGAAACAATACTTCCATTAGTAGTTAAGTAATAACCACTATATCCTGTTTGTGAGGGAAGTTGAGAAGGTATAGCTGCCCAAGAAGGACCTCCAGAAACCACAGTTAAAACTTGCCCTGTTGAACCTATTGATAATCTTGCAGCTACTCCTCCAGCATTTGCTGCAATCATATCCCCAGTTGTGGTCATTGGATTTGTAAAACCTACTGGAATGGTAGACCAACTTGCAACAGACCCATTGTTTGTTAAATACCATCCAGTTGTGCCACTAGATATTGTTGGCAATTGATTAGGTATTGTTCCCCAAGAAACTGTTGAACCATTATTTGTTAGAAATTCACCATTAGTTGCTCCGGACATTGGAGGAATTATAGTGGTCCAAGCCGGAATACCTGAAGTTGAGGTTAATACAGTTCCAGAAGTTCCTATACCTAGCCTAACTGGAGTTCCTGATGTAGTTCCATAAATTATATCTCCTACTGTAGTCATAGGATTAGCTAATGTCACAGGAGTTACCCATTCTGCTAAATTATACCCTCCAGAAGAAGTATAAACTGTTAAAACCTGTCCTACAGAGCCTATTGAAAGCTTAGTTAGTGACCCTGAAGCTCCTCCCAGTATTAAATCTCCATAGAATGTCATTGGATTTATTAAAGGAGTTTCCCAACTAAGAGTAGTTGAATTTAACACAGTTAAAACTTGATTAATAGAACCTATACCCAATCTTAGTGAAGTTCCTGACAACCCTCCAACTATTAAATCTCCATAAGTAGTCATTGGATTTGCTAAGGCCGAAGCCCAGGAGTAAGAGGACCCATCATTAGTTAGAAATTTTCCAGCACTACTTCCAGATATTCCTGGAACTTGATTTATAGCTGCCCAAGACATAACTGAGCCATTATTTGTTAAAAAGTTTCCTGCTTGTCCTGAAATACTTGGAGGATTAGTGTTTATTATCCATTGAGAAATAGTTCCATTATTGGATAAAATATAATTAGATACCCCTACAGACATTGCTGGTACTTGATTTATTGAAGCCCAATTAGCAACAGTTCCATTATTAGTTAAAAACTGTCCTGTTGTTCCAGAAGTAATAGCAGGAACAAGAGTCTTCCATCCCAAAATTCCTGAGGATACCACTGTTAAACTCTGCCCTACTGACCCAGCAGCTAATTTTCCTGCACTTCCTGAGGTACCACCAACTATTAAATCACCTGAGGCAGTCATTGGATTAGCTAGCCAAGTTGGAGTTAGTTCCCAGGATACAGTAGAACCATTAGTATATAAATAATAACCTCCAGCAGTATATGGAGTCTGATTAGGAAATGGAGAGCCCCAAAACACAGAAGTTCCATTATTGGTTAGAAATAATCCAGATTCTCCTGCTACTGGTGGAACTCCTGCTACTGAATTTTCCCACGCAGCTGAGTATGGAGAAAGAGCGGTAAGAACTTGTCCAGTGCTTGGAACACTTCCTGTCATATTTACTAAAAATTGGCCTAATGATGTATTTATTGATAGTGAATTTGCTACAGCATCATTAGTCTCAATCCAATCAGAACCACTCCAAGTATATAGGATTTTTAGACCTATATCATATACTTTAAAACCTACTGTTATTACTGTATTTTTTAAGGTTTTAATTTCAGAATCTGATAATAATGGAATTAGTTCTTGTGTATTATCAGGTAAGATATTACCCAGCATATACTTAGTGGAATCATAAGTGCCACCAACAACCACTGTTAAATTTGAAGTATACTGAATAATAGACATATATTTCTCTATCATTTAATTCCTTAATTAAATTATATAAGGAATAAATTGAAATGGCATCTAAAGAATCTCTTGCGAGTGCTATTAACCAAGTACTTAATAATATTAGAAAAGATAAAGAAAAAGAACGAATTGATATGGAATTATTTGCTAATAATTGTATAAAAGAATTTTTAACTTTAGATTTACCCTTTTACAGCATAGCAACTGACCCACAAGATAATAATATTGTAGTTATTCAAGTTCCATTTCTTAAAGAATGCCATATAGAAGTAGAACAGTATTTATTTGGTTCAAAAGAAAAATGTGCTACTTTGTATATAAACAGAAAAGCTGTAAGAAAGATACAGCTTGCTGATAAAAATCCTGAGTATATTCAACGAGTAGCTAACGCATTACTTGATTACTTAAAACGATATCTCATTCTAAAAAGTAAACTATAATTATTAAACTATTTCAGTCCAAATATAATTAGCTGTATTTGGTGTAAAGCTGGTAATATTTGTTATAGAATACGTAGCACTTGAGGGCACTATAAAATAACCTGTAGAATAAGAGCCTGCTGCTGCTAAACTTGTTGGAGTATTAGCAATTAAAACACTATTAACATATAACCCAAAGCTTACAGATGTGGTAGTAGTTCCAGAATCACTTATAATAACTAACATTGGTTTTCCAGTGCTGTTAGTATAAGTTGTGCCTAATACTCTAGTAGTGGAATTATATGTAGTAACTGTTGAAAAAGCTCCAGTAACCCCAGTAAAAGGAACTGACGCAGCACTACCACCAATAGATAATCCAGCTGCAGTTCCAGTTAAACCTGTTCCTGGACCGCTAAAAGACCCACCAGTAATAGACCCAGTAGATAATATAGAAGTAGTAGCTACTATAGTTCCAGTTACTACTCCGGTAGATGCTCCAGTTATATTAGCCCAAGTAAGATTAGTTAGATTGCTTCCATCACCGGAAAATGAAGATGCTGATACAGCACCTGAAAATAATCCTGTTCCAGTAGATATTGATGTAGAAAAACTTCCTATTGTTCCTGACACTGTTCCCGTAGAAGTTAAAGCATTACACCAAATTGTTTTCCCTACTCCAAGACCCCCGGAAACATATAAAGCAGTTCCTACAGAGCTATAAGCTGTAGAAGTAGTGTTAGAGATATTAACTTGACCAGCAATAGTCATACTTTGTGAAAATACTGAAGCGCCACCAACAGTAAGGGCTCCTCCTATAGATAAATTATTAGATAATGTAGCACTATTTCCAGTAAAAATACCAGAAACAAGTAGAGTGCTGGAGAAGCTTCCTGTAGTAGTTACAATACCATTAGTAAAAACTCCACCACCAGTAGTAAGTGCTTGTAAATCAGCTAAAGTAATATTAGACTCCAACACTGAATTATGGTCAGATGAGGAATATAATACATAATTTCCAGCATAACTTGAGGGTCTAGTTAAAATAGTTCCTGTAGCATCTGGATAGGAATAAACCCTATTAGCACTTAATCCAGAACTATTTAACGACATAGTATATGAGGAATCACCTATGAGATTAATAGCTTTTTTATTATTTGTTATTAATGTCCAAGTATCTGATGTAGTTGTAGTAGTGCTTAATAAGATACTAGCTATAGTTAGATTAGAGGTTCCATTAATAATTAAACCTCCACCAACCGTTCCTCCAGTTGTTCCACTATTATTTAATAATACGGTATTACTAGAGATAGATAAATTAGAACCTATAGATAGAGAACCTACTATGCTTACGTTATTAGAAAAAGAAACTGCCCCCCTAACGGAAAGGCCATTAGCTAGTGTAAAAGAGTTGCTAAAAACTACTGGGCAATTAAAAGTAGTTAAATTAGTAGAGGAAGTATTATTAAAAATAATAGGGCCATTTATGGTATTGTAAGAAGTTGTAGTAGGATTGGTTATAGTTACTAATCCTGTAAAAGTAGTAGCTCCTTCAAAGGTATTTACATTTGTAAAAATATTAGAATAACCTAATGTAGGAAATGAAGCTATAGTACTGCCGTTATTAGAAAATTGAAGTTGCCAAGAACCTCCCACATAAGCTACTCCTATATATGGATTATATAAATAGCCAGCTGTGGTACTGGTCTGAAATACAATATATTTAGGTTCCAATAGGCCAACACTGTCTGTTGGGTCTCCTATAACTAAATCCCTATTATTAGTAGTTGTATATCTAAATTGACTTGGAACTAGTTCGCCGCTCATTTCTAATTTTCCTTATGCTCTATCATTTATACTGTGTATCAGTCTCTTACTTATTTCATAATTTATTGTTTTATAATTACTATTATGAGCTTTGGTAAAATGACAATCAAAACATAATAAAATTAAATTATCAATATCTAATGCCCTTGATTCATCTAAATTAATTGGTATTATATGATGACAATATAATTTATTCTTAATTGAGGAATGTTTTCCACATAATTGACAAGTATAATTATCTCTTTTTCTAACCTTACTTAATATACCACTTTGTAATATTTTAGAACGTAATAATTTTGAATTGTCTGTCAATAAAATATCTGGATTTTTTCCTTTACTTATTCTATAATTTTTAAAAAAAGTTCTAGTATGCTCTTTTGCTAAACATCCACAGGACTTGGTATTTCCTGAAATCAATTCGCTAGTGCTTACATAATGTATTTCCAAAGAACCGCAAGAACATTTTACAGGCCATTTAAATCTTCCATTTATTTTTTGTTTTTCTCCAATAACTTCTAATCTATCAAAAATATCCCCAATACTTATTAAATATTTAATCCTAGATTTTTTCTCTTTTAGTAATATTTTTTTTCTCTTACAGCCACAACTTTTTGCTTGGTTACCATCTTTACGAATAAGGTCAAATTTAGTAACTAGTATTTCCTTGTAACAAATACAAGAACATATATATTTTGTAATATTTCTAACCCCATTAAAAACAACAACTTTAGAAATTACAGTTAGATAATTTATCTGTGTTCCCTCTAATAGTTCTTCTGACATTACAAAACCTTTAAAGAATTATCAACTAAAACTAATTATGGGTCTCACTCCAATATACATTTGCTATTGAAATACTATAAACTAAATTTACTTGATATGTCCAACCTTGTGGTACTATAAAAGAGCAAATAGCAGTATCATCAAAAGCGTCTATTCCAGTGCTTTTACAACTTACCGCAGATAAAGTTCCATTTAGATAAACGTAAAAATAAGCAGAGTATGGTTGGCTGCCTTGTGGCTGAACTGTAACAGTTACAAACATTGGGCCTGATGTGCTGTTAGTAAATGAAGTTGAAAAGGGTCTGCTAGAACTATTATACACACTTACAGTAGTAAATGGCTTACCAGATACACCAGAATAAGGAACTGTACCAGCAGAACCAGCGGAAGAAGCATAGCCAACACTTAAACTGGAGGCAGTTCCTGTTAAACCAGTTCCGGCACCAGAAAATGAAGAAGCTATAACAGTTCCCCCAGCAGACATGCCACCAGATAAAGTTAAAGAAGCAGCGGTAAGAGCACTTGAAAAAGTTCCGGCAGTTGCTCCTGTTATAGCACCAGATAAAGCTAAAGAAGTTGCTGATAGGGCTCCAGAAAAAGTTCCAGTAGTTCCTACTACAGCTCCTCCAGCATTAGCTAAAATTAAATTTATTTGTGACTGTATATTAGAAGTTAATCCAGATAGATAGCTGACATTTATAGTAGATTCTGTGATTGAAGTATTATCTGAAGAAGATAACAAAAGCTTACTACCAGAGAAAGTTCCTGGATTTATTACTAAAATTCCAGAATTATTAGGATATTGATAGGTCCTAGCAGCAGTTAATCCAGGGCTCTTAAAAGTTATAGGATAGGAAGAATCACTAATAAAATTTATAGGATATCCAGAAGCAGGAAGCAAAGTCCACGTATCTGAAGTAGTAGTTGTAGTGGAAGTCAAAATACTAGCAATAATAGCAGAACTTCCATATACTACTAATCCAGAACCAGAAGATGCTGATGTACTACCTGTATAATGTACTGCTACTGTAGAAGAATTAGATATTACGGAAGAAATGGGCCCTAGGGAAATTGCTCCAGTTGCTGTTAGTCCATCTGACAAAGTAACTAATCCATTAAAAGTACCAGCACCAGATAGAAGTAAAGTTGAGGATAAAGTAACTGCTCCAGATACCCCTAAGGAACCTGATATAGTTACAGGACTATTAAATACAGTAGGTGAACTATTGTTAATTATTACAGAACCATTAAATGTAGCCGCTCCAGATACTGCTATGGAAGAACTAAAAGTAACAGCACTATTAAGGGCTACACTACCATTAAAAGTTACAGTGCTGTTAAAGGTATTAGCAGCACTAAATATATTTGCTAGAGATAATTGAGCAAAAGAAGTAGATGAAACTCCATTACTAGAGAACTGTAATTCCCAAGTACTTGTTCCAGAATTATATGTAACTCCTATATATGGATTAGTAGCATATCCAGGAGCTGTATTTGTCTGAAACACTATATATTTAGGGTCTAGTAATTCAGCAGTATTTGTTGGGTCACCTATAACTAAATCTCTATTATTAGTTGTAGTGTACCGAAATTGTGATAAAGTTAACTCGCCACTCATATTTAATCTTCCTTATATATTATATTATGTAACTGTATAGTCATTGTTAAAAACCCTATGTATACTTGATTAAAAATCTATATCTGGAATAAAAGGAATTTCTAAATTTGAGCTTAATGTGGCATTTATCAATGAAATAGTTTGTCTAGTCTGAAGTAAAATTTTCAATCTGTTATATTTAATAGACTTAGAAAGATAGGTTGCTGTAACACTGTCATTTAACCAATTAAAAGTATTAGTAGTATCTATATAACTAAAAGTAGAATATAGAGATTTTAATACTTGTATTTCTGTAGCATTTTCAGTATTTATATATAGTTGGTCTAAATTCTCTGATGGTAAATCATAATCATTAAATTGATTTATAAAATAAGGTAGGGTATCAGTTCCTACCAAATAATTTTTATAGAAAATTTGATTGTAATTATATCCTATACTATTAGGTAATTTAGAAGTTATTTGTGGAACATACTTAGAATATCTTATAGAAGCACCATAACTTGTAGGTAGTATATATCTGTTTATGGGTTCTGTAATTAAACCGCAACCAAAAATATTATTAACTTCAGGAATACTTTGTAAATCTCTTAAAGAAGTCCCAAATAAATCTGTTCTAATTGCCTTACTTCCGACTATAGGTGATAAATAATCAGAAGAAGTCTTATTACAAGTTATTACGAGAGTTCCTAAATCAGTATTTAAAATACCATAATAGACATTAGAAGAAGTTCCTTGTATTACTCCAAAACCTCTTAGACCAGTTATATATGAAATGGGATTAGTTAAACTAAATCCATATGAACTTGTAATATTTAGATTACGTTCTTTAGTAGTTGTATCAGATGCTAATAGCCAAGATGACCAAGAACCATTTAAATATCTAAATATTTGATTTCTAGTAGTTATAAAGATATCTGAGTTAAAGTAAGATAAACCGGTAAATTGATTAGGATTTATTACTATTGAGGAACCTATAGAGGTATCTTTTGTTATAGTGAGTTGTCGTGAAATATTACCATAATTAACATCATTGTTTATAGATAAATATATAAGTTCTGTAATATATGAAGAAGAACTGGAAGAATAAGTAGCCACTGCTGTTATAACTTTAGATGTATTAGTCATACCATAACTTGTTGAATATGGTATTGACTTTATTATATCACAAACCTCGTTAGTAAATGGGTTTGTAAATAAAGTCCAAGAATATCCAGTTGTAGTTAATGTCCAAACATTACTTACATTAGTGTATATACTACTATTATTAGAGATAGTAAAACCTATTGGATAACTTGTATTTGGAAGGGCCGGCAAAGAACTAACTGACAAAGGTAAAACTACTGATTTATATATATTATAAGTAGTATTTAAAATATAAGAATAGTATTGTGTTGCTGTATATTTATATACTGTATATATATTTTTAACAGTAGAAATAGTAGATATTATAGTTGCCCGAACAGAATTTGAAGCTATATTTCCAACAGTAGTATTTAAAGTATAAACTGCTCCAGATATATTATCAGTTCCGGAAACAAGAGAACCTACTATAACACCAGTAGGAATTCCAGCACCAGTTATAGTTTGGTTTATAAGACTACTTGAAGCCCCTGTATTAGAAGTTAAAGTTAAACTACTTCCACTAAAGGAAGCAGTGAAAGTAGATACAACTCCTAATTGTGTAGTTGTTAATGGCTTAGTATATACTGCTATAGGTTCTCCAGCCTCAACTGGATTATTAACTATTCCCAAAATATAAACAGGAGCATAAGTTTGTGGAATAATGGAAGTAGATATAGGAGTATTAGTAGGTGTTACTGTATTAGTTATTAAGGTATGTTTAAAGATATAATTACCAGAAATTTGGTCATTATCAGTTTCAGATACCCAAGAAGGGCTACCTAAAGTATAAGACAGTAAGCCTTCCTGTAAGGTTCCTGCCCATATAGTTATATTTCCAGGAGTAGATACTGAAGCAGCATTTTGTATAGCTATAGAAGTTACTTGCTGTGGATAGACCATTCCAGAAGTTGGTATTGGAATAATTGTTTGGCCAGAATCTAAAGAATAATAAAATCCATAAAGGCCTCTATATACTACAATTACTAATGAGGTACCTTTATTATTTACCGAAAGAGAATAATAAATCTCTAAAGTATTTTGTTTATTTTTAGAAGTTTGTTTAACTAATTGAGAATTTGAAACTGATATAGTATGTGTAGAACCAGTCAATCCTTGTATACTTCCCACAGGAGGTTGTGGTGTTATTATACTAGTAGATAATACTCCATTAGTTATATAATTCTGCATTATATTGGCATTATAACCAGAACTAGTAGTATCGCTAACTACAACAGCATTATATAACACAGATTCAGAATCTTTAAATTGAGATATAGCAGGATATAAGGACTCATCAGACGAAACACTCTGAGTCTGTAGCATTATACTACCAGGAGTTATATTGGTTAATATAGAAGCTGATACATAATTATTAACTAAACTAGGGGCAGCAAATTCAGACATTCCATTTCCTTACATAACTTAATTGCTATGATTTAGGAAATTATATATTTGCTTATATACTCCTCAAGATTCTTTTCTTCAGTATATGGAATAATTATAAGTCTTATATTATTTTCTTTAGCATACTGAACTTTATCTAAATCTCGTTGAATTGCTTTCTCATATATGGCCAAAGTTTTATGCCAGTAATTTGGATATTCATAATGCTGATAACCATGATATTCAAAGGCTATTTTATGTTCTTCATTATAACCATCCCATTGATAGCAATTACTTTCACATTTAAAATTAGTTTTTTTAAGTTCAAATCCAAGTTTTTGTTCTAATAATTCTTTACATTTACGCTCTGTCTTAAACGAAGAACATTCCGGGCACCACTTGTTACCAATATGTAAATTTCCCCAACTAGCTCTCCATTGATGACCTTTTGAACATTCCCACAACATTCTAGTTTCATTATTGACATAAACTTTTTCAAGGCATTTACCATTATATTTTTTTGTAACATACTCATTACATTCTTCTACAGAAGGCTTACTTTTATTAGCACATACAGGACACCATGTTTTTTTATTTTTAATACCATTCCAGTTAGTCTTCCATTGATGCCCCTCAGAGCACTCCCAAAGCATTCTAACATGACTATTTACATAAATAGTATTACAACATCTTCCATTATGCTCATTTTTAACATACTCACAACATTCTTCTATAGTTGGCTTAACATTTCTTGCGCAAATAGCACACCATTTATTGCCACTATTAATACTGTTCCAAGTGGCTTTCCATTTATGACCTTTAGAGCATTCCCACAACATTTTATAGTGGGCATTTACATAAGTAGTTTCAAGACATTTACCACTATGTTCTTTTTTGGCATAATCTTGACATACACTAATATCAGGCTTAAGATTTCTTGCGCATTTAGGACACCAACTATTAGCATCTTTTATATTATGCCAGGGAGTTCTCCATTGATGCCCTAAAGAACATTCCCAAAGCATTTTAACATGAGTACCTTTGTAAATATTCTCCAAACATTTGCCACCCTTATTAGCTGCCCAAAGCCTACATTCAATTATATCACTTTTCTTGCCCATAAGTCCTCACATAGTAATAGTATTGGCAACAGTAGAAAGAACTTTAACCTAATCAAGCATGAATTGAATGTGACTTTTGTGATCGAATAACTCTTCTTTGAGAACAGTAATTTCTTCTTTACTCTCAGCCACTAATTCGGCAGCATTCAAAGTTTGGCTCTCATTGCCAGGACCACCAGATACCTGACTGAACTTACCTCTGACCTTACCTAACATGCCTTTTGATGTAGCTAGGGCAAATTTTCTAATCCAATTTATGCCCCATTGATTAGATAGTGATATATTCTCATCTTTATCTTCAACACCAAAAGCATTTTTTGAGTACTCAATTAGTATACTGGGAGCATTTCTAGGTATTGGCCACACATATAATTGGTTATTTACTACTTTGAAGGTTATAGTATTACCTATTACACGATTTCTATTCTGTAAATACTCAAAAAACACACCTAAATTACCAGCAGCATGTACAAAATTAGTATAGTTTGGACCAAAAGGCGAAGCATAGACAGCAAACGAGAAAATGTCTTGGGTACTTCCAGCAGCAGTTTCAAAAGGAATATTAAAAGTAACATTTTTAACAGTTGCTGCTTCTTCAGGAATATCAAATACATTATTACTAGAATTGTTAACAGGTAACTGCATGTAAGCCAGCTCAAAAGCCCCAGTAGCTAGATATTCATTTATGGCTTGGTCTATGGCTACATTAAGCTGTAATGGGGCTAGTTCAACATTTACTATTGGTGAGCCTAAACTAGTTAATATATATTTTCTAATTTCTTCTCTAGGAATTAAAGCCATTAGTATATTCCTTTAATTTGTTGCTGTATTTATCATGACAGTATTTAAAACTAACATTTCATATGGATTCATTTGTACTGTCAAATTTGCTATACCTATTACATTATTTCCCAAAGAAGGAAATTCATTAGATGCTTCATTATATGACGGAATATCTTGAATAGGAACAAAAATTCTATTTCCTAGGGGTATGACAGTTCCGTCAGGTAATGTTATTGTTTCTACACCACCAAAATAACAATCATAATCAGCTATACCAGATATAGTGGATATTTTATTATGGAAATCAGCTGCATTAAATCCCATACCCATTTCAAAATTAGCTAAATCAAAATAGTTAGTTATTATGGAAGTTAATGCAGACTTTATTTGCCCAGCTAAATATCCTGGTTTAATTGTAACATCTATTCTTAAGTCAATATTTCTGACCAATCCGTCTACTATTTCTATGGACGTGCCGAGACATTTATAGTTATTTATATATTCGCTAAGTTGTAGTTTTTCTATATATGAAAGAGGCTCCAACTGCTCTAATGAATTACTTGTCTGAACTACTAAAGTATATAATCTAATTACTGAGCTATCTGAATCGGCCTTAGAGAGAGCAGTAGTTACTTTAATAGCAGAATTATATTTCTTTACTAATATGGTATAATCTGTTCCTGTTACTGCTCTATCTTGGGCAGTAAAAAATCTTGATACTAAAGCTTTTGCCATAGCAGGAGTTTCACCAGCTATAGGTGGAGCAGAATCGTAATCATTTCTTAAATATAAATTAACATTACCTACAGTTACTATTTGATTGGCATCTCCTGCTTGAACTATGTTTCCAGTAGTATTTGCGTCATTAACTCTATAAATAACTTGTATAGCAGCCCCATTAAAAGGTATTTGTCCAAAAACACCATCTCCAAATTTTACAGTGGCATTGAAATCACCATCTGTACCTACTTCGTATATGGTATCTGATTCTATATATGTATCATAATTAGCTGATATACCAAAAGCCATAGTAGTTGCAGAAACAGCCTTACCTATAGCAATTTTCTTATCTGGATTATTATTTAGATAAGCTACATCAGGATATAAGGAAGTATCAGCTAATCGTAATTGTGTATCAGATATTAATTGTGGTTGATAAATAGTGCCTAAAGAACTATTAGTAGTAATTGTGGAACTTTCTAATAAATATAGAATATCTCCTGCTGACCAATATACTTGTTCTGTACCATTATAAAAATAATTTACTAATGTAGATTGTTGTCCATATGAAGACACTGTGTTGGCTAAAGCACCATATACATAACTTGGGTGATACAATAACACATCAACATATTCATCTGAAGCATAACTTTGAGATTGTACGTTTACAAGTATTCCTACTAAATATGGAACTGTCAAATTTAAGAAATCATTAAAATTAGCAATACTTAAAATACTGTCATAATTAAGTTCCATTAATGTTCCTACTGATAATCTCCCCTGCTGCTTAAGAGAGTATTCAGTGGAAGCTAATTTAAAAGAAGAAATTAGATAAGGAGTTTCATTGTCTAGTGAAGTTCCAACTCTTGTAGCTGTTCTAAAACCAGCTAAACTTAAATAGGTTAATTCATTCCATACATCATAAGAAGTTTGTCCAGCCACATTAGAGTTAGCATTAGATTGTACTTGAACTATTACCTGAGAATTTAAAACTGGGCTCTGTCCTAAAGGTATAGTTAGATTAGCAACACCAGTAGAGGTATAATTTTCTATTACAGTGACTCCAGTAAGACCAAAACAAAAGTATAAATTTTGAGAAATTATATCTACATCACTATCTACATCTCCTGAATTACTTGGATTGTTAAAAGCAGGTATAGTAAAATCACCCAATAAATCAGGAACCAAATTTCCATCTAAAACCTTAGTTGGAAAAATTTCATAATACTCACTGCCTAACTGTAATCTATTTCTACTTAATGAGCTAGAAAAAGAAATTTCAGTGGCATCTTCTGTAGCAGCTTGAGTAGAATCTGAATTAGTTGATTGTGTTCTAACTACTGCTAATAGAATTGCTCCTGGCTGTGGTCTTGTTGGTTTATATCCAAATAAACTTAATAATCTAAAGGTAGACCAAGAAGCCTGAGAAGTATCTAAAAAGAGCTCATTTACCATAGAATCAGTATGGTAACTTAGTAATTGTCCCATGTAAGCAGTTAAGTTTAATAACATTCCTGCTGTATTACTATTTGAAAAATCTCTTAATGAATATCCATATAGGGCTGAATTATTTTTTAATAAATTTAAAAGTTGTAATTTAATAGAACTAAAATCTAAATTTGTATAATCTAATGAAGGTAGGATTGGTTTATTCTGAAGTAAATCAACATCAAGTGGAATAACGTATCCTGGCAGATTGTTATCGACTGTTAAACTACCAACAACAGTAGGAATTGTTGTAGCAGAAGTTGGGGAATCATAAATAAATGATGGCACTTTAACACCTTTATAGTTAATTCAAAGTTAAATTATTTATATATTCTTCCAAAGTTTTTTCTTCAGTATATGGTATTATAATTAGCTTTATGTTATTTTCCTTAGCATATTTAAGCTTATCTAAATCTCTTTGCTTAGATTTTTCATGTGCTTCTTCGGTTTTTTGAAAGAAGTTTGGAAATACATAATGCTGATAACCATGATATTCAAATGCTACTTTATACTCTTTATTATAGCCATCCCACTGATAGCAATGACTTCCACATTTAAAATTAATCTTTTTAAGTTCAAAACCTAACTTTTTCTCTAATAACTCTTTACATCTATATTCAGTCTTGAATCTTGAGCATTCTGGACACCAGCTATCTCTTCTAATACTATCCCAAGAAGCATTCCAAATATGCCCCTTCTTACATTTCCACATTAGTTTATTTTTAGCATTTATATATTTAATAGATACTAAGCTTCCTTCTTTATTCTCAGCAAATTCTTGTAATTCTAATATAGTTGGACTATTATTACCAAAACATACAGGACACCAAGTTCCATGTAATATATTACTCCAAGTGGCTTTCCATTGGTGCTTTTCTTTACATTCCCAAAGTAATTTAGTTTCTCTATCTGTATAATTAGTAGAGATTAAATTTCCTTCTTTATTTTTAGCAAAAATCTGTAGTTTTTCAATAGTTGGTTTAATTTGTCCAGCACATTCAGGACACCATGTTCCTCTATGAACATGATTCCAATCAGTTTTCCATTGATGCCCTTTTTCACATTCCCATAGCATTTTATAGTGAGCATTCATATAAATACTACCTAAACATTTACCATTATGTATTTGTTTAACATATTCCAGTATATAGTCTATAGTTTGTTTAATAGACATATATCTCCTATAACTTACTATTTTTTAATAGCCATCTTTATACCAGCCCTTACCAGAAAGAGCAAAATTGGATACAGCTAACTTTCTTTTAAGACTGCTTTCTTTATGACATTCAGGACATTGTTGTATTAATGGTGCAGAATAAGGCTCTAATTTTTCTAATTCCTTACCACAAGTACAACAAGCATAAACATAAAGAGGCATTAATTACCTGCTATTCTAGTTAAAATTCCCTGTGAAATATAATTATTTATTATATCTAAGTTGTATGAGGAATTTGTGATATCATCAACAGCCCAAAGCTGTTCTACAACGTCATCTCCTGGTGCTAAGGTTAATATCACTGGTTTGGAGACAAAGTTAACTACTGGATTTGATGTATTATACATCTGCAAAGAGACTGAGTTGGATGCTATATTTCTTAATCTTGACATAGTTAGTTTTCCTTCTTTACTTAATTATTATATTGCACTAATAGAATTTGCTATTATAGTTTGTAAGTCTTGTAAGAACTGTCTATTCTGGTCTATGTCTTGTGCTACGTTATATAACATATCTACAAAATCATTATCACAGGTCCTTTGTCTAGAATAAGGATTTATTGCTTGAGTCCTATATAAATAATCTAAAAAATTAGTAAATTGAACCATAGTGAGAGTTCCAGATTGTGCTCCTTTAATTGTAGTTAATTTTTGTTGTTGTAATTGTTGGTTTATAGCAGAAGCTGTATCTGGGTCTACTGCTGCTGTATTATTTAAACTGACTGTTAAATTAGAGACAGCCTGTATAGCTGTATTATATTGAGTAACTTCAGCAGCTGTGGCTGTATTTGTTAATATCTTAACTTTTAATGAGGCTGCTGTAGTTATTTGTGTATTAATTTGTGAATATAAAGCATTAGCAGCAGTTTGAGTTGCTGTAGCTGCTGCTATACCTTGAAGTTGTTGTGTAGTGCTTACAGTAGAGTCTAAAGAAATACTTGTAAGAGGATTAGTTAAAGTTGTATAATCTGACATGATATTCCTATTAAATATTAGATAATACTTTTAAACCACTAATATTGGTATTAAAGTAAGACTGTACTTCAGAATCTACATCATAAGACCCATAAATAGACTGTTCATTATATATTACTAAGGTAGCTATTCCTAGGTTATAATCACTTACTGCTTTATTATAACTATCTTTATTTAAGATTGTTCCATTAGACAAAGTCAAACCAGATATAGTTTGTAAATCTCCTTGCATTCTTACACATTGAGCATCTACATTAGATTTTCCTGTTAATGATTGAACATAATTAAACATTTGCTGTTTTAAATTATTTAAATAGGATAATATATTTTGTTCTAATTGTTTAAGATATGTTAATACTGCCTGTTCTGCCATCATTACAGCATGTAAAATTAGTTCTGCTATTTTTATACCTATTAAAATTGGAATAGATATTACAGTAGTGATTATCTTTGTAATTAATATGAAACAAGCTACAGCTGCTTGAATCTCTGCTATTAATTTTTTAATAAAAATCACAACTGCTTGTACAGTAGATGCTGATTGTGCTGCTGCGGCTGCATTTAAGGTATTAGTAGCTTGTGGAATATGTATATTAGTTAGGGTGTTTATTTCCTTAGCTATTTGATTTCTTACATTTACTAAAGAAGATGTAAAACTATTTACATCATGTATACTATTTAGATTCCAATTTTGTATTCCATTATAAATAACCAGTATTTTACTTTCCAAATCTTGTAAGATAAGTTTATATGGTGGAAATATTCCTAATCCATTTGAAACAACTGTAGCCATATTTTAAAATTCCTATGTTAAACGAACAATTCCCTCAGTATCCGCAATAGCTGTTGTCCCAGCAGAGGTAGTAAGATAAGCCAAAAGAGTATGAGACCAAATAATATTACCAGAAGAGACAGTTGGAGTTAATAAAAATAAGCCATTACCAGCTACACAATATATAAAATTATTAGCAGTTCTA